ATGGTACCTACCCAGAGATAGCCTGAAGGGTCTAGAACGAGGCTAACAACATCTCCAAATTTACCAGTCGTGTCGGGGGCGGGCGTACCTAAATCCAGGTAAATATCGGCGCTCTGATTCATGTCCCAGAGGGTAGTTAGGGCGCCGCCCCCTTCGATAGTCAAGGCGGCAACCAGCGGAGTACCGTTCTCGCTCTTTCCGCCTACGTAGAGCACTTCTTTAGACAGCGCCAGAGCGCGCACATGGGGCGTCCCGGCACCGGGTGTATCCCAGGTGATCTCGGTAGCCGACCCGCCCGTATCGTAGTCGAAATCCTCCTCTACGGCAGCGAGGGTTCCGTAGTGTAATTTCCTAACCAGAGGACCAGAGGAAGTAGCCTCATCGCCGCCTATGTAGATGAAATCCCCATCTCCTACAATGGCGTATACGTCTGCCGTATGGTTGCCGGATGCCGTAACGCTGCCGTTTGTATAGTTCAGAGCTTTATGGGTCAGCGAACTAGAAACAGCCCCCGCTATAAATACAGTTTGTCCGTCTGCATAAATTGCATGGATATTGGCACCGTGATCTACGCCCGACCACGCTGCTACTGCTGACCCATCAGAGGGATCTAGCTTGAAAATCTCGGAGTTCTGCGAAAGGAACACGTGCTGCCCGTCGCAAGCAACTGCTGTATGATCTACTGAGCCATCAGAAGTTAATTTACCTACGGACCAAGCTACATTCCAGGTAGAGATGTCGATAGCAAGTAGGTATTTACTAGAGTAGGAGGATACTTCGTTGTACTCGTCGATAGAAGTGGTCGTGGCAATATATACGTACTTGCCATCGGTACATATAGGAGAGGAGAAAGATGCGTCGGAGGAGGCTGCTGTGCCGGTCCAGTTCTCGGTCGCCGCTGCTCCTAAAGTATAATCCCTACCGGGCGATTCGTGGGAATTAGTATAGTTGAGATCCGCAACGATACCCGTCTGCCCTTCCGCTAAAGTAGTGCAGAGAGAATACAAGTCGGAAAAAATACGGGGTCTGCCAGCATGGAAATAGCTAATCCAGTCCGTGAAGTTCTTTAGGATATAGTTAAATTCGTCGTGTGGAAGTATCTGATTATAGACATACCCGGCAGCTTCTTGCGCCGCACTAGGGGTAACAACATCTACACCAGCAGGGGCACTAGCCCACGCCATTTCATCAGATGGTTTTGTACCGGACTCAGACATTTCTTACCTCAATCTTCGTCTATACGACGTCCTAGCCTGCCAACCCCAAAACCCTTAGCTTCAGGGTCGTGCTTGAACCCGAAATACCCAGGCAGCGCCTGGACAATATTAACACCCACACCGGCAGAAGTGGCCTGTTTTATTTGCTTCGTGAGCCTTCGCCGGTTAGTCAGAGAAGGGTCCGAGGAGGAGACGTACTCAAATCGAGCAATCCCCACGTGGTCCATTAGCCTTACTCTGTCAGAATATGCCGAGAGCCTATTAAAAATATAAAAAAGATCTTCGGCAGTACCGGGGCTGTTGCGCGTGGCCCCTCTAGTGTAGATGAGTTTTTTATACTCTATATCAGAGAGGCCTTCTCTAGGCTCGTTCAGGAGCGCCCCCCACATATCTAGCGTAGCGCCCGCAGCCATATCCAAGGTAGTGTCCGAGATCATCGAGTACAGGAGGTCTTCTATCTCCTGCACCGCCTCGGCAAATATAGAGATCACACCCCGCAGATTGACGTAGTCTTTCTGATAGCTAAACAGCCTCGCTAGAGCCTGCTCTTCGTGATTTTCTATAGGTAAGATCATGCTTCTGTTGAATTAACTACGACATCAGACAGCGCGGATATTCTAGCGACCTCCGTAGGCGCTAGGGCTACGTTATCCGCGTTGAAAGACCCGGACGCGCTTAGCTTAGTAAGTACAGTCATACTGACGACTCCTGTTAGCCCCGCTAAGGCGCAGGTTAACTTAAAAGTCTGGAGGTCGTCGCCGGGAGTCATCACATTAATGTAGTCCATAGCCAGCTGCTGTATCTGGGCGTCGCCAGTCTCTGGGTAAAAACTATCGTATGTAATAGTAACCTGCACCTGGACAGGAACAGCAGTAGCAAAGCTGAAGTACACGTTGTGCGAATACCCCTGCGTATCTACGACCTCTACAGCAGGCCTATTCCCGTAGGTTCCAATACCCGCTGCTTTATTGTCCCAAATAGCCTCTGCTAGGGCGTCCGTATCAGACTGATCAGGGTAGACAACACACTCAATAGTATGGGCAGGCTGTGATCCTACGGTAGCGTCTGTGGCGTTTTCTATTACCTGAACATTAGTAACGCCATCTAAATTAAGTAAGCGACTCCGAATAGCATCAACTGTCGTCGAGCCCGTAACAGACGAAGCAGATACCATTCGGAGCCGCAACTCGGCGTCTGTTTCCTCGTCTGTTCCTGTAGTGGCGGCAGCAGGATTTGTTACAGTCGAGAGCCCAGACAACAGCGTAGTGATTACAGTTATAGTGTCTTCAGACAGCACTACAGCACCGGGCTCCACTGCAGTTATAGCCACTCCTGTAACAGAGCCGCCGGAGCCTATAGTCGCATCAGCGTCCTGAGTAAAAACAATACCCCCAGGAGTGGAGTATTCCTGCCCCTCGGGGACAACCCCTCCTGCCTCCCCTGTCAACGTAACTACAGCGGTGGTGCTCGTAGATCCTTTTCTAGCTAGTCCTATGATGTTTGCTAAATTATCTAGGGGTACGCCTTCCGCATTACTAGCATTGCCCGAATCGTAGAGCGCCTGCGCCATCTCATATAAAAGAGCAAAACGCTCTGAGAAGATGCCGACTAGCTGGCCGCCCACACTGTCAGGATTTGCAGTATCTACGTTTATATCTGCCGTAAAAGCGGCACGGAAAGCGGCCTGTAGCTGGGCTATAAAGTCAGACTGCCTTTTGAGTACAAAACCAGTACTTGTGAGGCTCATACTACACCCCCATGATCCCCTAGAATAAACAGCGCAGGCATACCGGAAGACTGGGCGGTAACATTACTGCTGACTGCAGACACTACCTCTTCATCTTCCGTTATAACACTGATAATTTCTACGTAGTTCCTATCCCTGCCTACAGCAGACTTATACTTCGACAGAGAAACAACCCCAGGAACAGATAAAGCGGCAGCGCGACGGAGAGCAGATATCTCCCCGAGGCGGGGGTTTTTTACTAGCATACGCGCACGGTCTACACCGCCGTACTGAAGGTTCAGGAACCACTCGCGCGTGAAGGACTCTAGACGGGATCTAAAAAATTGAGCGATAGCAGCATGTCCCCCCACCAAGGAGAACTCGCTATTCTCAAGTAACAGGTCCCCGTCGTCCCCCCTTTGAAAATCTACGTGCATTACGCAATCGTCCCTGCTGCAGTAGCGCTGCCAGCAGTTATGCTGGGCACGCTGACCGCAGCGTTGCTGGTTATATGAGCCACTATAGCACCAGCGAGGGCCTGCATAACAGCTGTACTGAATACATGCTTTAACGCCTCGTCTGCGATAGCTTCCCAGATAGCATCGAAATCGTCGGCGTCCGTTATCGTGACAACGGTGGGGTGTAGCGCCCCTCTAATAGCATCAGCTAGAGCAGCCTTGTCTACAGCGGCTAAAGCCGCCGTGCTTATAGCCGTACCCATTGTATTTCCGTTAAGGCTCATCAGGTGCCCTTGATCGTAGCTAGGGTGGTTTTAAGGCCGCTTATAGTTGTGGCGGAGCTTAGCGGCTGCGAGCCTAAAGAGGTCGCTACAATTGTAGACTCCAGAGCCGTTAGCAAATCCTCCAGAATCGCGAGCAAGTTAACTGTGTCATTTCCTAGCCAGACTTTATCCGTAAGCTCTAGTCTGGCGTTAGTGCCCGCAGAGGAGAGGTCGCCTACGCGGACATAGTCGGAATCGGGCAACGCTACAAAGTCGTTATTTAGCGGAACTATACCGGGCACCGCGATGGCGTCCGAGAGATCAAAAGTGCGTGTATCTTCCGCTTCCTGGGGACCCCCGTGCTCTAACCACTCGTCCAAAGATTCCTGGTTAAACAACAGGACAACTACATCCCCCACTTCTAGGGAATAGGCTATGCCCATCTGCCGCGACCCGCTCATGGGGTAGACTACGGGGACTCTAATTATAGAGGGAAAGGGGGCGCCTGAAGCGCCGGTTATTAGGGGCCTAGCCTCGACGAGCGGAGCGCCAGTAGAGCTTTGGCCAAAGCTGACTACTTCTGCGATACGTACCGTATTTATCGAGGACAGGCTCCCCTCTACCAATTTACTTATGTTGGGTAGCATGGGTATTAAGCAAACTCAAAAAGGCTGGCAGCAGTGGTCCAGGTCGGCCCTAGCGTATCCCCTCTGTGCGTTACATCTTTAACCACAAATAGACCAGACAACTGCGAGGCTTCTAGCTGAACGAGCGCCCCCGGTGCTAGGGCGGGATTTAATAGAGACTTAACCTTAAGCCCACCCGCGTCTTCGTTCAGCGTTGATCGCCTACGGCTTCTGTGCCTTCTCTGCCTTGTACTCTCGAATCTGATCTTTTTCTTTATAGGCTCAGGCGTACCTATAAGGCCAGTTTCCGAGTTAAGTAAAACGGCGGTGGTTCCCAGCGATCCGTTCTCTAATAGGATGGTAACGATGCCCCTCTGAATGGACCACTCATGCCCAGTAGTACGGCAGATTCTCCGTATGAAATCTCTGCCGTTACCGTGAAAAGATCGACCGTTAAGTACCTGCCTACTTATCTCCTGTAGGTCAGCAGCCGAGATGTCCAGGTCGAGTCCCATAGACCTGCATACAGTGCGAAGGAAATGTAAATGCGAAGTACCTGGCCCAAAACCTACGGAAATGAAACCGTCTCTATAACTAGCGATCCCGTCCCCCGACTCTATCTCAGTTATTAGGTCCGTTTTTCTCTTCTTCGTAGTGGATCTGTAGATGTCGCCCCTGAATATCTCTGAGAGGGTGTCCTGGTTACGATATCCGGCTTCTACTATTACCTGTTTCCCTTCGAGCGCACCTCCCGCCCACGCCCGATTATCGGCAGACAGATTGAAGAGTTCTACGGTGGCGCTATTAGGCCTCTCGTCCAGGTTATTATTTATCCTGAACATTATTTTACGCACACCGAAGGCGTCCTGCGACCTGGCCCGACCCTCCGCAAAAGCTGTGTACGCACGGGCTTCCCCTGTAGCTGGATCGCCTATAGTAATGCGGGCATCGCGTATCCAGTTACCGGACATTTTCAGTCTTCCGAGTAGGCGTAATGGATCTTGACGTCGTTACCCAGCAATTCACCGTCTGCTGGGCGTTGTGCCCCAGTAGAGTCCAGTAGATACAGGAAAACCTCCGGCATTTTATCGCTATAATCCTGACTAGCAAGGAGAGGCCAGGCAGATACAAGGCGAATACCGGAAAGGAGGTGCGTGCCTCGCGAGTCCAGAACGCTCATGTACCACTTTTGAGTTCGCGAACTTTTGTAGAACTTAAGAGTAAAAACAGCGCCGTTAAGCGCAATGGAAAAACGCTGAGCGGGATGTCCCGGATCAAAGTCTATTATTCTCGCAGGCACTTACTCACCTATTTAAGGTACGCCGAAGGTAGCACCGAGCCCGGAGAGGGGCTCCCACTTTCCATCGTACATCTGAACAGCAGTACTGCCGGGATCTTTCTCAGTAGCCGGTGCTTCGTCCTCTGCGTCCTCTTCCGGCTCTCTACTGCTCCGACGACCCCGGTCGTCCTCCAACGCAGCGATTTCGTCATCGAATGCGTCTGGATTAATCGTAGTTTCCTCGAAGGAAACCTTATTTATTTCGGTCAGCGCCAAGGTTATTTTAATGGCTTCCTTAGATGCAGAACCTCCCCGTTGCACACGAACAGAAGTGATAAGCATATTCGGGTACATACGCAGATCAGTTATCACTTCTACTAATGTAAGCTCTTTTTGCAACGCCAGAAGCTGGTCGTAGAAAGCTACAGCCCTATAAGGACTGGGGTTCCTGTCATAGATATCTGCACCCGGTATAGTGTCGTTAGGGTGCGGCTCATCCGGTGGCCCAATCCCTACGTTGGCCAATTTCAGTGGGTGATTAGTAGCGAATACGGTCAGCCCTAGCTTAACGGGTTTCTTATAGGCATGATCGGATATCGTGCTGCCAGAATCTGTGGGGAAGCTAGTTACTGTGAGAGTATCCGTTGGAGTCTCAGACAGAGTGGCATCAAACATGTAATGTACATCTTTTTCGCTGTCTTCAGGGTGTCTTACTATAATAGTCGCTGGCGTGGCAGTCAGAGACGTCTCTAGCCCTTCAAACTTTGCAGCGAAGCTACCCGCGTCTTCTAACGCTTGACGTAGTTCAGCTTCCGTGGGCCTTCCGGTGGCGCCTGGGAATTTAATTAGTGCCATGCAGATCTCCTATGGAGAGGTAGCCCCTGTGCCCTCAATTCGGGCTCCGTCAAACGTCCCGCTGTTTACCTCTTCTGCGAAGGTTAGTATGCGAGCATTATTCTCTTCCATCATCTCCCTAACAGCATCGACAGAAGCCCCTTCCATGTCTATATCGTACCTTACGGTGTAGTTAATTCCTGCAGATATCCTCTCATTTGTGAGGGATAAAGCCCGCCTATATTCTGCTCCTGTGGTTTCCGAAAGACCCCTGCCAGTACCGGACTGCATACGCTGGAGTTCATCCTCTACCATTAAGCGATAGCGTGCCGCCTCGGTAGCCGGGGATTGACCTCTTGTTATCATAGAAAGAGGATCTCTTCCTAACGAAGCTAGGTTAGTCGCTATAGTAGCCGCCATAACATCGGCAGTACGCGATCCTCCAAGGCCCTCTCCTCCCTCGCCCCACATCTCATTTCTTTGGTCTATAGAGCCCCAGTTACTTCTACCTACGGGAGCTATGTGTAGGTGAGATGGCATGATCTCGTTCCAGTAACCTATTAACCAGTTTATGAACGCGACGCCGAGGTCTTGCACCCAGCGAACGAGCCCGGTTAAAGCGCCCATAACGTGTCCTACGGCAGCGCGGGTGGCGTTAGGGATAGTTACGCTTACAAAGTTGTGTACCCACTCACCTATAGTCTCCCCCAGCCGCATGTATGCTGTAGGGTCCAAAAGGGTTGTTATAGCGGCGCCTATGGCACCGAATACGGCTCTCCAAGAGTCCTGGTCTTCTTCCGGGATGAGCCTCCCTAGAAGGGAAGGTCTGCCTTCTACGAAGAAGTAGATATCCTCTATCGCAATAGCCAGTAGGGCGCCCACCGCCATGATGGCCGCAATCTTCAAAGTGGCCATTTTGAGCATGGCGTTTATCCCCCCTAGGCCTGCTGTAATAGCGGGGAATACGGAGCTTGCCAGAGCAGGCAGTACCGTCATTGCCAAAGGGATTAAAACACCAGAAAAGAGAATTAGATTGTCGGATAAAACCTGTATAACTGCAGCCAGCAGGGACATGGGAGTCCCTAGCAAGAAGCCTATTATATTGCCTAGCCAAGAAAAAGACGATGTGAGTGAGCCTAGCGCGTTCACTAGGCGTCTCATGCCAGGCCCGAATCCCCCCTCCCCGATACGCCTAGAAAATTGGCGCATAGTATCGCCAAAATTACTGAACGCTCCGTTGAGGCTATTCATCATACGCTCAGCGCCGCCAGCGTACCGATCCTCGCCCATCTCCTGCAGAAAATTAAGCACCGCTTCCATGTCCCGCTCTACGCGGACACGCTCGCCTTCTATCAGGACTTCTATGTAGCTCCCTTTAGTAGCTATATCTGTTCTGAGGATACCTTCCAGCGCACGAGGCATCCCTCTGGCAGCGCTTTGCGCGGCACCAATGAGAGAGTCGATATCGCTGCCCATAGTAGCGGCCACATTACCGAAAGCCATCATCTGCTGTTCGGTAGGCTCTAGGCCTGCGCCTTTCAGACGAATAAAGGCCTCCGCTACTTGATCTATAGTGAAAGGCAGCCGCCTAGCCATCCGGTCTATAAACCCTTGAGCAGCAGCGGCAGCTTCTGCTGATCCAGTGACCGTTTCAAGGATAACGCCTAGGCGCTCGTACTCTCTAATAGAGTTTATAACGCCCCTGGCAGCGGCCATAGCTGCCAGCACAGAAAAGGATATCCCTACGCCCTGAAGAATCCTGTTGAGTTTTTTGAACTTCTTACCGGCTGTTTCAGCCTCTTTTCCCGTATCTTTAACAGCCTTCTTCGCAGCGTTCATGGAGCTGCGATTGAACGACATGTTAAAGCGCCAGATAAGGTTGCCTACTAATGTTCCTTTCATTGCGGCATCTCTTATCTTTTCTTAGGCATCTTAGACTTAGCCTCCCGCTCGGCTTCCTTACTATAGAACGCCTTTACGCTTTGATAAACATCTAAAGCGTGTCGGGCCATGAGGAGGTCTTCTAGGGACCAGGAGTTTTTTATCTCGTCTAATCCTGCCCTGCCCTTAGACCTAATCCAGACATCGTAGATAATCCATTCATAGCCGAACTCAGAGATGGATTCTCTAATAGCCTTTGGAAGGCTAGGTGTGCTTGTTTTACGAGCCGCTCCCCCCACTCTCTCAGAGGCTCGACTCGCGATGCGAAAAAACCCCGGTAACTCTCCTCGACGACAGCCGCCAAAGCTCTCTGCATCTCTCCGAGATTACCGCTAAACACCACCTCACATACGGCCTTAGTAAGCTGCACACCGTCGCGCTCAGCGTGAATGAGGAGTTTCGTTATTAGGTCCGTCTCACCGTTCGTTAAAATCCTATGGCACGCAGCGTCGACCACAGACTTAATAGGGTCATAGTCTGGCTTGGTAGCACTAATGGTTTCCATTACAGAATCCACCAGCTGATCTAGCATCTCGTTAGTAGCGCCCGTCTTCTCGAAGATGGACAGCATTTGTACAGCTTGTAATGAGGGTATTTGGCAGATCACGTAAGAGTGATCATTCCCCTCATCGTCAAGGATATTTACGGGCTCCTTGGTCATTACGGGCTCCTGTTTTTTTCTAGCCTAAAATAGCACACTACCCCAGTAGGGCTGTATCTAGATTACCGCCGCAGAAATCTTTGACGTCTAACATTCTAATAGTCCACTCACGCTCTTCTACCCCGGCATTATATGAAGCAGCAGGACGTGCCTTAATATACGCCGCAGCGCTACCGTATGTAGACAGCCCGTTAAGGTCCTTAATCAGCATCGGGTAGACGCCATACCCCGTGGCGATATCCAACTCCAGAAAACCTTGGAGCAGGTCATTGCTCATGCTGGTCTGCATCAGAGTAATAGTACACTCTGCTCCGTCGTTGTTCTTTCGCGCTCGGGACTCTTCACCGTCTGCGCCTACGACTGGATCCCAGACGTCCTCATTAAATGTAATAGACACTCCTCCATTTGAGCCGAATCCCGTGATGGGAAAGCCCGCAAAGAGGACGACTACTCGGTTAAAATCATATGTTCGTAGAGCCATTACTACCTCTTTAGGTCAGCGGGAGATACGCAGTCACGGTCAGTGAGTGAATAGCGCCCGCAAGCACCACCTCTGCTTGATACTTATAGACACGGTTAGAGACGTCAGCCGCAGATACAGAGGACCTGCTGGGTATCGTATACTTGGGACTTACAGTCTCGGTATCAGAACCGGGCCGCTTGAGGAAATGCCCTGCGGCAATTCCTCGTTCCGTGATGGAGCGCAGATCCGCTTCAATAACTGCAATGCCGGAATCTGTGTAGGGGATTTTCTTGCCTGCATTGCTGTACTCGGTGAAGCGTGCTTGGTGCGTTTCTACGAGCCTAGTCCTGTACCAATCTGAGGCAAGGACATTGTCAATAAACGTGCCGTCCGCGCAGGTTCCTCTGTACGTAGCTCCGCTGCCACCGAGGGTAACGTAGTAGTTAGCGTTCTTGCCTTCGAGCGCGTTCTGCTCGGCAGTGGTGAGGGCGCCTACAGCCACCCCCTTAATGGTATAGTGAGCCCAGGTAGTAGAGATTACGTCGGGGTCGACAGCCAGCTTGCCTGAGATCCAGCCAGCGTCAGCGTATTCGTTATCGGTGGCGTGATACAGGAGAGCGGTACGCGCCAGCGAGTTCTGCTTAAGCACAGAGCCTACATCCTCTGCATCTTCTGTGTAGGCAGTACTCAAAACAGCAGCGGTGCTAGTCTGGGCTACGTACAGTCGCTTGTTGGCTTCCGTCCAGGTAGCCAGGGAGGCGATTTCCCAGTCGTGCCGAACTGTACTAACCAGCCCGTACCAGTCTGAATCTGCGGCGTAGATGTCAGCCAGCAAGATGGCAGATCCTGCAGCAGCTACGTCGGCAGTAAGGGAGTTGAGATCCGGCACCCCGCTGCCCCCTGTAGTCACTAAAACAACAGTGAAAGCAACGCCCCCATAACTGGCAGTGAGTTCTACGTTGGCTCCGCTATTCTCAGCCTCTACCCCGAGGTCAGCTGCGTCGATAGCATCGGCTAGACCCTCTGCAATTTCAGTCGCAGTATCTGAATCAGCAGTGTAAGTTATGGTGCTACCATCGACGGTTACAGTGTAATCGCCATCGAGAGTAGTGGCGACGGTAAACGAGGACTCCTGCCGGATAGGAGTAGCCGCCCCCTTGCCTACTTTCCACTGAGTAGGGGGGAGCTTCTGGGACAGCATGGCGGTGGCAGCTTTGTACGGCGCGTCTGCCGTAGTCCAGCCAGCATCCACCATCTCCGAAAGGGTGGAATATGTGTCGATAGTCTTGGAGGAGGCAGTGCCGGTAGCAGGCCATGTCCCAGACATAATTAGAACAGTACCAAACCCCGCTTGGGAAATGGCTGATCCTTGGAGAACTACATTAACATTAACTACACTGTCGATGGACATCTAACTCGTCCTCCTAGACATCAATATCCGAGACGATTCCACCGACAGTAGTGGCAGTAGAATCAATGTTTTCGATAGTAGCACCGTCGACATTATCTGTCACGGTAGCAACCCATCCCACAGAAAAATCTAACACAAAACGATCTTCAAAATCAGTGCCTCTAGGGGCAGATAAATTTTGTATGCTTCCAGCGCCCTGTACTGA